ATGCCCCGGTCATCACTGCCGGGGCCTGGACGAAAAAATCATAGAGCCTCCTTATCAAACCAAAGTCACCGTTTTTGATTGGCTTATCTTTCGGAACAGGTTTTGGCTTCGCGGTTTTAGATGCAACAGCTTGCGTCTCCACACCGGGATCATCCTCTGTATTGGGATCTGCGGCGCCGGGTTTCTTCGGATCTGACACTGGAGCTTGCGTCTCTACAGGTTTCGCACCGGCTACGGCTTCACCATCAATTGGAGCCGGAATACTGTATTTGTCCTGAAGGTAACTGACAGGGATATCCATAATGCCGGCGAGATTAACGATCTCGTCAACGGTGAGCGCTTCAGCTGCTTTAGGGAAGATGAACTTACCACCGGTGACCGGGAATCCACGTTTCTCGAATATTGGCAAAACGTAATGATTCAGAACACGCTGTACAAACCGCATGTCCGCTCGGTTTTTACCCTCTTCGACTGCCTTATGTACTTCGCCCAGGGAACGTGCGCCTTTATCTCCCTGGACAGTTGTCATCGTTTGTCCAAGGATCGTGATCAACATCTCTTCGTTACAGGCCTTCCGGAACTCGTCGTAAGGAGAGCCACCGGTTTGTCCGGCTGTAGCTGTCGTTTCAACCTCGCTCTCCTTTGGGATGACTAACCAGGGAGCAGATCCGGACGTCTCAAAAGCCTGCTCGAGCAGTTTACGGCTTTCGGGATCATAGCTGGAGTATTTTCCTACGCGCTGCGGCATACCGAAAATTTCGAGCCACTGAGCATAGTCGCCATAAGCGCCTCTCTTGTAAATAGCAAATGGAGCGGCCTTGAGCAATAAACCAAAATCACGCGGCTTCCCTAAAACGAGTATATGATCATCACCTTCATACGAAACGCCACTGTCATCGTATTCGTTGAGTAAAATCTGCTTGGTATCAAGCTTGATATGTTTGGGAGGTATTGGCTTAGCATCGAATCCGTTTGTAAAATCAAACTCAATTCCTGCCCTTCCCCAGAATCTAACCTGCATAATGGCGGTCAATAACTCTTCCCATGCCGGAGAATCCATCAGCGTACTGATCTCTTCAACCTCGGATCCATCAATATCCTGAAAGGTGAGTTCTGAATTGGTTACAGCACTGATGCGCTTATCAACGGCATCGCTCAGTACACCATCGATTAATAAATCTTCCTCCAGGTCGAAGAGCTTTTTAACCCTTCCCATATCTGCGGACTGGAGACCATTGCGCCAATCTCCCACACTGCTTTTCTGTCGGGTTTGCGGACGGATAACAATTTGGTTGAGTACCAGCTTTTGATTGGGAGAATTTGGATGGACACGCAGATCCGTCCGTACGGGTTTTTTCTTTTTAGTTGCCATGATAAAAAATTAAAAGTGCGATTCACGTTTGACGTTACTGCTAAAAGTTATTCCCTGGGCTGTGGCTGTTCCATCAGGAGCAGTAATCACCGGCAGATCGGGTGATACGTTTCCTTTTTGCACGGCTTTCAGCCATTCAATTGCCCGGTCGTAACGATCCTGCCGAAGTTTCATATCACTGCCGGCATTGCATAAATTCAATAGATGCCAGGATGCAATATCTTTCACGAAAGTTAAAAGCAGGGCATTGCGTGCTTCAGCTAAGGCACCAAATATAGCATCACGGTCGAAAGCGCTCAGGTAGCCCTTTGCCTCACTTACGGCAGCATCTACAGCAGCGGTAACGATAGTATCATCACCACGCGTAATCACGTTTACATTATCTGTGTAGAGGTGTGTCTTTATTTCATCGTTTGATAAATACATGATTACACGGATTTTAACGGATTACACGGATTGGTGTCATAAAATGCGATTGTATCGAAATCTTTACCGGCCTTTAAACCGAACTTAAACAGTCCGGACTTTTTGCGATCGCGAATTTCGTCGCGTGTCCATACCTGGTACCTGCTGCCGAAAAAGAATACCCGGAAGCGGTTGCCTGTTTTTTTGTGTAGCCGGTCAGCTTTACGCTTTGCGCGGTTAAGCGCTCCCGGACGCATCCGGAACCTGAGAACTAATGTTTGAAATCGGGTCATGATTAAAAGCTATTTAAAAACGTTTAGAATTGACTTTTTTTACTCCAACAGTATAGCTGCCGGCGTCGAGCTGCGACATCTTTTCATTAATGATCCATACCCCTCCCTCAATACAATCGGGTCCATCGGCGGGGGCGCTCAGTTTTGGATTGACCATTTTAAATTGATCTTCCAGTTTAACCATGTGAGGGTTTGATTTTTCGGCCTCGTTTAAAATCAGGTTGCCCAGTCGGTTCAATGGTTCCAGGTTCCCTTCAATCCTCGAAAACTTGTCAGGTTTAGTCCTGGTATCGGGAGTGATTCCAATCATGGTTCCTTTTTCTTTGGCTGCTGCGACAAACAGAGGGATAAAAACCTGTTCGTAAAAAGGATTTTGAAGCGAGTTGTTCTCTATGAAATTATAAATCTGTGTTTTATCGCCAACGAAATCCTTCAGGTGATAATACCAATTTACATACTCACTATTTACAACATGATCAAGAAATCCGGTGACAACATATGATTTGCCTTCTGAGCGTCCGATAAGAAAAAGCGACTTGTATGATCCTTTGCCATTCGTACTATTGCTTGGTGCCGGGTCGCCGTAGGCAATAAGAAATTTAAATTTATTCAGGGGTGGTATTCTACCCCACACCATCTCTTTAAAAATCTCGCCTATCGAAACCGGATTATTATAACACTCTTTTTGGACTGAAAGTGAGGATACTTGTGCCTGAACAGTATCAATCTTCTCTTCCGTGTTTTTCTCCGGCCAAACCGATTTTCCACTTAAAAAGTCATTTTTGGGATCCGGTTTATTAATATTCACCATCCGGAGATTTATGATATCCCAATTACCAAGCGGCTTTGCTCTTTTTGCCAGCTCCATCGCCTTAGTGCCGGCACGGGTGATGCAACAATCCTTTGCAATGATATTACCACACCAGATAGTAAGAAGAGGCTCAGATATAGACCTGGTAAAATAAAGCGCCTGCTCAAACCAGTTCCATTTGTTATTAATGATATCCGGGTTTCGGCACTCCTCGTCCGTATCGAAGTCATCCATCAGTAACGCATCAGGTCTGATCTGTTCATTACGGGATCCACGTGGTTGCATACCGGATCCTAAACCCCGAAAGGCTGCACCGCCTCGTGTAATAAACTCATGTTCTTTCCAGGGGGCACCTTGCTGTTCGCCGTAATAAAATTTGATTCGCTGGTTGCCCTCAAGGTTGGCACGATAAGGATTAAGGAGCCTGACCGCATTATCCTTCGAGTCTGAAGCAAGGATGATATTCTTTTTCTTCCCTGTAAGGACCAGGTAAAGAATAATCATCATTACGATGGTCGATTTTGAGAGCTCGCGCGACCAGCTTAAAACCTCATACCAATCATCATGTTCGATGATTCGTTTGATCGCCTTTTTATGAAAAGACGCGAAGGGATATTTGGCATAATTGGGGAACATTTCAAGCATCCACAAAATGGGATCCCGTTCGAGTTTTTTACGTTTATCCTCCCTTTCGGAATGGCTCAGCGATGTATCAACTGACGTTTGCCGGGCAATGTTTTGTACGAATTCGTCCCAGTCAATCAGCGCGTGCCTGTCGTCTATTTTTAGCCTTTTTGCCATTATCGTAAATTGTCTTTAACAAAGGCATCAAATAGTGGCGTCACATCCTGGGCTTTCACCAGGTCGAATTTTCGCAGCCAGGTCAGGAATTTTTTAGCCACAGATACAATATCGGCGATACCCACATCACTTTCCATTTTGTCGATCGCAGTGGCCAGCTTACTGATCGCATCGGCTTCTGAGGAGGACGCATACTTTTTATCATCACGTTCAGCGATCGCCTTGTTCATTTCGGCCAGTTGCCGGTAGAGATTTTTAAGCTGCTCCTCCTTGGTAATGGTAATCGAAACCCGGAGACCATCCCAGCTGTCAGCGTTTGCCCACTTGCTGATTGTCACTTCCGAAACTTTTATCCTGGCTGCGATTTCCTTTTGGTTCAGCTGCTCATGAATGAACAGCAGTTTCGCGTGATCGCGCTTGTCCTGCATCTCTTTTTTCGTTGCCATACCTCTTTCATTTTCAGCGAAGCTAATTATCTGATGTAACAGTTGATAAGATCACTGCAACTCTTGCAGTAATCAATGCAAACATTGCAGAATTACTTGGCTGTTAAGAAACGAGGTGTTTAATTCGCCTTTCGAGTTACATAAACAACTCAATTTTTTGGCAATGAAAAACATATTCAGGTAATGAAAAAATCATTTGTTCTACATGACGAAACGGTTAACACTTATGGCTTCCGGATGCTCACCTCCGGGGCTGATCTGACTGAGTTCAGAAAGAACCCGGTTATGCTGCTTATGCATGGTGATTGGTCATTACCGATTGGCCGGTGGGAAAACATCCGGATTGAAGATGGTAAAATCCTTGCTGATCCTGTTTTTGACATGAAGGATCCTCAGGGCGCAGACGTAGCCGGAAAGGTGGAACGCGACTTTATCCGGATGGCATCTATCGGCGCCTGGCCACCCGAAGAGGTTTCGGATGATGCCCTGTTAAAACTTCCAGGACAAACGCTCCCTACTGTAACAAAATGGAAAGTGCGTGAAGCCTCTATTGTCACGATTGGTGGCAACCATAATGCCCTGGCGTTTTACGATGCTGAAGGCAATACGATCGATTTGACCGATGCCGGCACGGTGATAAAGCTGGTTGATACAAATAATTTTCAAAATATGCCATTTAAAAAAATGTTACAACTCGCGGATAATGCTACCCCTGAAGAGGTAACTGCCGCTCTGCGTACGATCATTTCGGATCGTGACCGCCTGAAAACCGAAAATGTGACTCTCGCGGGTCGTGTTGACGAACTAAACTCTACAGCTAAGGCGAAACAAAAAGCCGAATCTGTTGAACTGATTGATGCTGCCGTTAAAGATGGCCGTCTGAATGCAACAGCCAAAGACGGCATGATTAAATTGTTCGACCTTGATTTTGACTCGGCTAAAGCGACTTTGGAAAGTATCCCTGCAAGGCAAAGTGTTACCGGCAGGATCGAAACCGGCACAGGTGGCGGCAATGCTACCGAACTGGCCGACCTTCAAAAGAAGGATTGGGATGCGCTCGACAAAGAGGGGAAATTGGTACTGTTGAAAGATAAGTACGTCGACCTCTATAAAGAGAAGTTTAAAGTCCGTTTTGGCTGCGAAGCACAAGTGTAATTATTAACCCTTTTTATTTTACTCAATTATGAGATCAAAAGTTTTTGTGGCGCTCTTTGCGCTCATGTTTAATGTATTTTTTGCCACAGCTGTT